TTATTGTTTTTAAATCACGGAATGTTCCTGTATCAAAAGTCTGTGCTTTTAAGATAACAGTTCCGTTTCTGATAGTATCATCTATATAAAGATATCCAGCATCTATATAATCATCTGAAGATAATTCCAGATGTTCATTACTGAAAGACTCTAAGCCATTTAAATTTTTATTAGTAAGACTAATTTCACTAGACCTAATAGCCATATTACAACCTATTATTACTGATATATTATCTGTATAAATACCACTACCTTCTGTAACTGGTGATATAACGTGCCTTAAAAGAGTATAATCTTTATCTTTAATCTTGTTAGAAAACTCTATATAATCCTCTTCTTTAGGTGGATTAAATATTGTTATAGCACCTATTTCTTTTGAAGCACTAGCTAATTCATCATAAATATCAGCTTTTTCTATAGTAGATTCTATATATTCTTCATCGTTTATATTGGCATAAATTCTAGAATAACCATCATCAGATACATACATTTCAAGAAATCTTATATCGTGGTTTACATAAAAACTAACAGAATCATCTATATCTATATCAAAATAATCAATAGCATTATCTATAGTAATATATTCATCTTCTTCTGGATTAAAGTCTCTTTCCATTTCTATCTTCTTTAATATTTGATTATTGTCTCTAGCTATTAATCTAAAGTTTATAGTCATTTCACTATATACATGATAGCTTATTGATACATATGAATTTTTACTTACATTATAGGGAAGTTCTACATAATTACCTTCGATAGAATAATTATATACATTTTCTTCATTTATTTTAAAAGATTCTATATTTTTAGGTTCATAATCTAATTCTATTCTATTTGTATCTTCGGTTAGAGTAAACTCTTCGTTAGCTAATTTGAAGTCATCATAATAAAATACTTGGTCATCTATATTCAATGTAGCTGGTATTATTATATCTACACCTAATGAATCACATATTTCATAGGCTTCTTTTATCTGTTTATATTCTTCTAAGTCAGTACTTGGTTCTATACGTATAAGATGTAGATTATCTACACCTATTTTAGTAGCTTCAAAGAAAGCGTTTACTAAACTACCGTTACCAAATACTGTTCTTACATCTTCACTTGTTTCAAAATTAGACATAGAACGTGATACTGTTCTACTTCCTTCAGCATAATATGGTTCTAATATAGGTCCTTTAGAACTTTTGTCTATTATACACATAGTTCTTGCTGGACTAAATGTATCTGGCATATATCAACACTCCAGTACTTCTTTAAGAAGATAAATATTCTGCTGCTATGCTTTTGATTATATTTTCTATATCACTAGCATTATCGAAATCATATTTAACTTCTATTAAATTTATAAAACTATCATCAACATTCTTTATATCTTCATAACGTAATATATCGTATATTATTCTCTCTATATATTTACTTTCTTCAGCTTTTTCTGGATATTTTTCTATTATACTAATAGCTTCCTTACTAATATATTTATCTATCTTAGTTTTTATCTTCATTTCTTTTTTGATATTGTATATTGATTCCTTTATAACTTGCTGTGGTTTATGGAGTTTATTGGCTACAGCTACTTTAAAAGCTGGAATACCTTTATCACCATTCTCTTGGCTCCAGTTAATAACTATAAATAACTCAAACTTTTCTTCATCAACTTTTCTATCTATAATAATATCTTTAGGTTTTATCTCTACATCAACATCAAAGAAATAATTAAATCTTACATTAAAACTTTTAGGTTCATCTTCAAACTCTATAGAATCAGTTTTATAAGAACCTGCTGTATTTCTTCTTACTTTATGTCTATCGCTTTCATATACTAAACCTGTACCAAAACATTGAGGACAATATGGATTAGCTTCACCAGTATTATGATTAACACAATCACACTGTAAATGTTCAGATTTGATAGAATGTTTTAGTATTATATTATGTGAATGTTCATCCTTAAATTTTTCATAATTCCTTTTAATTATACTCACAATAAATCACCTAAAAGAATGGATTTCTACGCAAGAAAATGTTTTTACGTTTTTCATAATTTCTTTTTGCAAAGGATTTGTATGACCTCATAGTTCTTGGTCTTAATGGATAAGGGTCTCCTTTTTCACCAGGAGTAAATACTTTAGGTTCAGCGTTACCACGTGTACCTAATCCTTTAATCAAATCAAGAAGGTCATCAATACGTTCTCTAAGATTATCTAATACTGGTTTTATTCTTTCCATATCACCTATATCTATATCAAAGTCAGCTAATGATGCACTATCTATAGACTGATTAACACCATATACACTGAATTTAATTAAATCATAAACAGTTTTTAAAGTAACGTATTCACTTACATAATAAGGTAATTCAGAATATTTCTGTTCTTCTTTTTTACCTACATCCCACCATATATTCTCAAACTCCATAGCTATATTTTCTGCTCTTACAGAGTTCTCGTGCATTGAACTTACGATAACAGTTTTATCAACACTTTCTATCATTCCATAATAACTACTATCTTTTATAAACTGATAGGAAGCATATACTGGGTCTGGTGCAGTGGTGAAAGATTTAGTATAAGTACTACCATCTATCTCTATATTTATATCATAATCGTGTGAAAATTTTAGAAACATTAGAACACCACCTTAAAATAAGAACGGATAACTTTCTCCATCTACAATACTCCATATACTATTTGTAGAAGGTGTGTTTTTATCACTTGCAAAATCTATATCCCAAAAATCGTAGGTATAATAATCTTGCATATCTGTAGTTGGTAAACCGTCTCCACCATTACTACTGTTATTAGGTCCAACATCTGTATCCCAAAAACAAGTATTACTATCTAAATACTCTGTACTTTCACCAGCTAATCCACCTATATAACTAGGTGATGTTAAACTTGATGTTATATCACTTGCAGAGTATATATTACCTACATTACTTGATGAATTCATTCCTATTACACCACCAAGATGGTCTTCACCTTCTATACTTGCCTGTGTATAGGAATTTAATACTTGTCCTGAGTTGGTACCTATTAAACCACCTACTCTATTAACACCTGTAATACTTGAATTTTCTACACCAATTTTTTCTATTACACCACTAGTTCCATTATAACCTATTAAAATACCAGAGTTGTCTATTGTAGTATTTATACTAGCATTATCTATAACAAGATTTTTTATAGTACCATTATTTTCAGAGAATAAGCCTGCATAACTAGTACCTTCATTTACGTTAAAGTTACTTATAGTATTACCCTGTCCATCATAACTTCCTGTAAATGAATCATTTAAAGCAATAGGTTCTATAGTATTACCACTACAATCTATATCATTTTCCTGTATATAATTAGAATCTAGAGTCCATCCGTAATCACCTGTACCTATTCTTTCTAAATCATTATAGTTACGTACAGAATAAGGTTCTGTATCATCTATTCCATAAGATGTAGTAAAATTATTTGTACTACCTATAGACTCTATAATAAGTGTAGTCAAATTATTTACTTGACCTGTATGACTATATTTAGAAGTATTAAAGCTATTTATACTACCAATACTATCTTTAAGTTCTACTATAAAACTTCTTACATCACCTTTATCTTTATACTTAAATACAAAATCGAATTCTGTATATCCGTTCTTCTGTATAAAGTTTTCAATAGAACCTTCAACTTTTTCTTCTTCTGCAAAATGTTGGAACTCTGGCATATCATTAGCTATACCTGTAATATTAATATCTATATCTTCTTTTTCTATCATATCTGAATTTATTCTTAGCCTAATACTATCTATATTTGGTGATACTAAATCTTCTTCTTTAGGTTCTACTATCTGTATAAAGTTTGTATCTTTACTACTAGCATTATCATCTTCAAAGATAGAATCTAAATCACCATATTCTAAATCCTTAACATAAAATGATACTGAATTAGACCATTTCCTTTCTGATTCTACATAGTGGTATAAGTCTATTACGATAATATCTTCTTCATTTAACTTCTTATCTATTATTACCTTATCTTCCTGATTAGGATTTATATACACATCACCTTTATCAGACTGTCCACTATCTACAATATCTAAATATTCACCAGATTTTATATAGGCACTACTTATACTGTATAATCTATTACCATAATCATACTCAAAGTAATTCTCGAAGTATACGTAGTTCAAATCATCACTGGTACTATTTATTTCTATAGTTTCTCTAGCTAAACTTTCAGATATATTATCATTATATTTAACACGTGCGTGATAGGTCTTACCATATTCTATATTAGGTTTTATTTCTGTTTCAGAAGTTTCTACACTATATACAAGATTAGTAAACCTTGCATCTGTAGATACTTCTAAATCATAGTTACCATCATAATCATTAAATGTAGTCCAAGCTATTTTAGGTTCTTCAACAACTGTATTGTTTGTAGGTTCTACTATTTGTGGTGGATGTTTATCAAGTATTTCAAGTTCATTAGTTCTAAACTCAAAAGAAAACTCAGGTAATTCGGCACCTGATAAATCTTCTACACCATCTATATAAACTTCATAAGGGGTATTCTCTTCCAGTAAATCCACTTCATAAATAACTTTACTATTATTTTTATCGTAATCAAAACTACCTGGTACTGAATTACCGTTACTCTTATTTACAACGTGGAAGTTACCATCAAGAGTATTAACATTTATATCCCTAGTAAAATATACCTCTACATCAGAAGTTACATCCACCACTTCACCATCTTCAGGTTTGTAGTCTACTATAACTGTCTCTTCATCATGATAAAATCTAGTATCATCATTCTCCATAATAATACCCCTTTATAAGTTATTCTTCATCTTCTAAATCTGGATTATACATTTTTTGGTGTGATTTAATATGACAGTACTGAGGGTCATCTTCTGGAAATACAGCTTTATTTGAACACTGTTCTCCACTAGCTGTTATTGCTTGACATCTAGGATTACCTTCACCATCAAATAATTCTAAATCACTGTCAGATTCTTCTTCATCTTCATTATTTACTTGAAGCTGTTCTACTTCATCAAAATCTTCTTCATCACTAGGACTATTATCTTCTTCTACAGAACTATTATCTTCTTCTTCGTCACTAGTTAGTATATCTTTTACTTCTTTAGGAATAACCTTATCTTTAGTATCCATATCTATAACATTAACTACACCAGTTTTTACTGCAAAGTTTAAATTACCTACTGGTTTTTCTATAATTTCTTTTTCAGTAATCTTTTGTGAACCGTGTGGTGAATTAATATTAATATTTAACTGTGGGTCGAAATATCCATTACCCTTTTTTATAACAACTTTATATTCTTTCATTTTAGTAAAACCTCCGTTTTATAAATTATGTAAAATAAGGAAGGGGAATTACCCCCTTCCCACAGGTTTTTATTTTATATTATATATTATTGACTTTCATAGTTTTCAGCAGAAATAGTACGTACAAGGTCTGGCTTTGGATAGCTAGTATCTAGAGCTACGTTCTTAGCTACTGTTACAGCACGACCTTCATCAAGTACTCCAACTCCATAGCGAGATTTAATCTTTAAGTTACGGATATCTTTGTATGGGTCATCAAATTCATCGGTAGTCATTTGTTCTCTCTGAATAATAACTCCGACACTATTTCTATCTACACAATACATATCAAACTGTTTGTTCTGTCTATCGAATGGAATGAATGGTGAAGCCATAATATTTAAGTTAACTGGAAGTCTTCCACCAGTAACCTCTTTATTAATTTCACCGATTTCATCTGCACCACCAAGAGCAGGATTATCAAAGATTTGTACTAATCCATTCTTAACGAATACTGACCAAGTAAGAGGGTGAATTAATACGTCAGTAGGATTATACTGGTTATTCATTAAGGCAATAACGATATCGAATACATCTTCTACACTAAGTGTATTATTAAAGTTACCGTATTCGTCACGACCTGTAGTACCAGCTTCAGGTTGCTTATCTCTCATATTATTATCAAATACAGTATGACCATGCTTAGTCATTTTCTTGAAGATAATTTCTTCCTTAAGTCTTGCCATCGCACGTCCAGCGGCTTCGATATGGGCACCTATTCAGGCGCTTATTAATCTTTAGGTTTCCCTAAAGGTTAGACTATATCTTCTCCTAACCTATCAGTTAGGGCAGTGCGTATTATAACAGCTTATTGTCTAATTCAGAGATTTTCTCTGAACCTTTACCATAATAGTTTTTTAATTTGCTGTTATCCAACAGTACCAAGTTAGTATAACGATTGTATTTTCTTTCTAAATATAATTTATCACAATCTTTATAAATAACATTATATAATTTTTCTGCTGATTTACCTCTATATTGTAATCTGTAATATTTTTTACCAGTAACACTATTTTGATTTATATTATAGTGTTCATTCAAATATTTAGATATCTGTTTTAACATCTTATCTGAACCACTAGCAAATCTAGCAGAAATATTATAATAGTATTTATCGGAGGTTCCATTAGTTTTTCTACTAATACCTACTGTACCATCACCATCAAAATATCCTCTTACAAAATGATTAAAGTTTTTATCTTCAAGTATATTGTTATTCATTTCTAATGTTAAACTTTTATTTTCTGTAATACCTGATTTTTTTACAAAATCTAATATTTCTTTTGAAGATATCTTTAACCATTTTACATCATTTCTTTTATCAGAATATAATGGTTTATTTGGTACTAAACTATTTCTAACTTTCTTTAATAGACTGTGGTCTTTAGAATGAATTTGTATATGATATCCATCTATAGTTCCATCTGAAGCTATTAAACCTAATAAATAATAACTCTTTTTATTTGGTGATGTATATGTTTCTGTATCATATATATAATTCTTATTCATAATAGACCTCCGATTATTATTATACTAACTTAGTAATCTGTTAAGTCGTTACAGGGCTCGTCAGTCGCTTTCGCCGAGATACCCCACGGGATTGTCGTACTGTTTCTCTAGAACAGTTTAGATTTCCCCGTTTAAGCACTGTTTTTATTGTAGAGTATTACTACTCTAGGGAAGCAATAGGTGTTACGCTGCTTTTACTTCCCACTGGGAATCATCAATCATTTCATGAGTAATAGGTATCATTACACCTTTCTTAGTTACATCTACTTCTGTTGCACCTTCTCTCAATACAACGTCAAGATTATCCTGTGGGTAACTCTGTCCTTCAGCAATCTCTTGAGCTCTTAATTGCCCAATGGCCGGGAATACAATTCTATTATTATTATCAACCTGTACGGTATCAAACAATTTACTACCTACATACATAGGTTCTGCGGCTTCCTGTAAAGCACCTTCTATAATAGTAGTTACTAATACTGCAGCATCTCTACTGGTAAGTGCTTCACTAGTTTCCATTTTGAGTGCTTCTTTTACTGTCATAATTTTTTCGCTTAAATCAAACTGGTCGTATCTTCCTTCGGATACGAGTGGTTTATATTTTTTAACGAAATTAATAGCTTCTTTTTGTGCGCTTTTATTCTTTAAGTTATTCTTTAGATAATTTCTGAATTTAAAATTACGTACCATTCTATTATATCCTCCTAATTAAAAATTTTTTTATAACCCCCTGCCAAAAAGACAGGGGATGTTATTGTACAATTTATATTTATATTGACTTATATTTAAAGGTTAATAACTATATCTACTGAACCGACTACTCCATCCCAATCTAATTCTGTAGGAATACCAGGAAGAGCGTGTGTTGCTTCAAAGCTACCAAAGATAGTCATATCATTAGTATCCTGTGTATCAAGTACGTCTACAGTGATTAGGTGGTTATATGGGTCAGTATGTGTAATCTCTAATCTCTGTGGTCCTTCAGACTGTCCACCAGTTACTTCAATAGTAATACCATCGAAGTTAACAGCATCAGTAGAGACAGCGTTTGTAGAAGCTACAGTGAAGTCAGTCCAAGCTGATACACCAGTAGGTGTAGTTTCACCAATACCGTGAATTAGACTTTCTACTTCACTAACATTATAATCTGCACCATCTACAAGTGTAACTGTTACTTCATCAGTACCACTATCATAAGCAGCACCATCATCTGTACCTTTAGTACCAGATGTTGTAGCGAATACAAAGTCCATATTATAATCTGCGTGTTCTCCACCAGTAATAGTTACAGTACCTAAGTCTGTAATATCTGTACTACCTTCAGCAGCCAAAGCACCAGCAGCATAAGTAGATAGTAATTCATTACCATCTTGGTCTTTAAGTGAAATAGTTGATGGGTCAAACTTACCTTCATCAGAAGGTACTCTTAACTGTAGTGTGTCTCCTACTTCAGTAGAAGCAACAGATAATAGTTCTACATCTTCCTGACTCATAGTAATATTCATACCATCAGTAAGTCCAGGAATACCTAAAGGCATATATTGATTTCTTTCATAACCGTCAGCGTAACTTGGGTCAAAGAAATCAGCATCAATAATATCTTCAGGGTCATAACCAAGCTTATTAAGTAGTAATTCTGGTACGTTTTCACCATCCATATCAGGCATTACCCACTTCAAGAAATCTTGTGGTACAAGCTCTGTACTAACTTGGTCAACTCTACCTATAATCTGTTCCATACCATCACTATCAGTCCACTTAGTAATACGACCGTTTTCATCAGACTTTACAAAGTCACCAGGCTTAAGTGAAATATCATTTAAGTCTATATCTCTAGGGTCACTATAACTGATTTCACTAAGTGCATAAGCTGAACCCCATTCAATTTCTTCAGCATGTGTTTTACTTGCAAAGAATGGTAAAGTAATATTAGCACGTGTTGTATATGCAGGAAGATTACCAGTTAATCTATCTTCTTCATCTTCATATACATTAACGGTAGAAATACCTGCTGGTTTATTAGGTGCACGATAATCTCTCATAGAATCACTTCTCATTAAGTCGTCGTTATCTGGAGATAAATCTGCACCACCATTACAAATGGTTAATACGTTATTCATCTTCTCAAGGTCCCAACCCTTTCTCTGAATCTCAGGGTCTACAGAAACAACACGACCTTTAGGTAATACTACCCATCCAGCTCCACCAACGGAACTGTGTGAATTCTTGTCACCCCATTTAGTACCAAAGTGATATTTAAATAATGGTTTTAAGTCAGGGTCAACTAACTTCTTTCCAGATGGATTATCTCCATCATCTTTAATCAACTGATTGTTTGTTCTAAAATATTGGTCAATTGTATCATCTATAGCATCTTTTGTTCTTACATTATCAGGATATTCATTATAAAGAGCCATCTTAGCAATTCCTCCTTAAGTAATTGTTTTCTTTTAATTTAAATTCTGTAATTCTTCATTAACATCAAAATCATCTTCGTCTTCATCATTTTCATCAACAGTATCAACATTATCCTCTTCACTATTATGATTACCTTCTTTATCGGCTTCCTTATTGAAACCATCATAATCTTCATTCTGAAGTTTCTCTTCATACTTTAAGTCTTCAAGTATATCCTTTAGAGATTCTCTACTTTTAGCAGAAAGATTTTCTCTAATATCTTCTTTCTGTTCATCAGAAATATCTTCAGAAATTCTTTCTAGTTCGAACTTCTTGTCAATTATTTTTTCTACAAGAAATTCTACCTGTTCATCCTTAAGCTTTTTATTCTTTTCATTAAGCTCCTGGATTTCTTCCTGATAATTCTCGATATCATTTTCTAAAATATCATTCTTATCAGAAAGGTCTTTATTATTTTCCTCAAGTTCTTCTATCTTAGAATTCTTATCTTTAAGTTTACTTTCGAGAAGGTCAATCTTTTCTTCTCTTAGTTCTAATTTTTCTTCAATAGTTGAAGTATTGTTTTTACCTTCCATATTATTATTGTTACCTCCTTGTCCTTCAGAGAATACATCTTCCCTAAAAGCTGTTTTAGAATTATATCTACTTTCATAAGTAGTATCTTCATTGCTATCTTCTATAGCATCATATGCTATTACATTGGCATATTCATCAGCTGGTACATTAACAAAAGACACCTCAACAAAAGTAATATCTCTCATTATAAGACTCATTTCTTCGCCTTCATATACCTGTCCAGGTGTGTGTTCACACCAGCCTTCTGTAACCCAATCAGTACCACATATAGAACATTCAGCGTGAGCTACATTACCACCTACACTTACTGTCTTATAGCGACCATCTTGAATTTTTTCAATAGCTTCTTCATCTGTAATATTTGCTTTTAAAACAATACCAGGCTTACCACTTATAGTAGAGTTAGAATATTTTGCTTCTATTACTCTACCTATTGGTTCACCACTTCTTTGATTATGGTGTGTTAATACTGGATTGTTATATGGTTTAGTCCAAGAGTGTACACCTGTTAGGTTACTAGGAGAACCTTTAAGTTCAGATTCTGTATACTCGGTATTGTTACCTGTTGTAGTAACATGTATACCTTCTATAGTAGCTATAAACTTTTTATTATCATTATTATCTACACTTTCAGTAAAATCTGTTATAAATCCCTTTTTATTGGACTGGTTACTCTCTTTTATAAACTGGAAATTTGCATCGCTTGTATAACTCAATAATTGTCTTCCTCCTTTCAAATATGCTAACTTTTTATATTAACCATAACAGGTGGTGATTTCTCAAAGTTGATATCTTTAGCTTCTTTTAAATCACCATCTTGGTTTAGTTTGTATTTAACTTTATCGTCTTCTAACATAAATTTAGCATAGTTGTAAGCCTTAATCATATTGGATTGCATAAATGTTCTTATATCTTTTTCTATAATATATAGTGTGTTTTCTATATCTTTATCTTCTAATTCATCTTCTGCATTTTTAAATAGTTCATCAAGTCTTTTATCCATTAACTCTTTAAGCTTATTGGATTTGTCTTCAATATATTGTTTAACTTCCTTAGAATTGAAACTAATATCTTCAGAAGTATTATTTTCTAGCATTTCGTTTATAGTATTTACTGTATATAATTGTGTATACATCTTAGTCTTATTGGATAGAAGTTCGTTGGTTTTGTCCAAAATTTGTTCATAATCCATATCAACTTCTCTATCTGAATAATTATAGTGGTTTTTAGCTATTTTTTTAAGTTTCTCTTCGTAGTCACTAAACTTCTCTTCTACACCGTTAAATAAAAGATTTATTTTACCTTCCAATGTAAATGCTTCTTTACTATTATATTGATTTTGTGGGTCGTTTCTATTATCAGTATCAGCCTGCGATACTTCAATAGGACCAAACAAGCTTGTTCTTAACTCACTATAATCATCAAGTGGGTCCATTCCTAACTCTCTTCTCATTTCACTATGTGTAGTAGCATCGTGTTCAAACTTATATACTGCATGATTTTCTTCTTTAATTAATAGGTCAGTATCTATCTCATTGAATCTAAACTCTGACTTATCATCTTCATTTAGTATAGGTCTAAAGCCACCCTCTAATAATAACTCTCTAATCATAAAGTGATTAACATAGTTTTCTTGAGTGTTCATAAAAGCTTTTACCTTATCTCTCATTTCTTTAGCTTGGTTTTCAGCTGTTGATTTATTAGCAGTAGCTGACCTACCCATTACTGTTTCTGATACTCCCATACCAGTAAAGGCACGTTTCTCGAAATAGTCTAGATATTCTCCTACCTCAATACCAGTTTCTTTAGTAAGTAAATCTATATCGTGACGTTCTGGTAATACTAAACCACCATCAACAGGCATATCAACTATCTTCTTATAGGCTGATTCTATTTCACCATCAGTAGCTTCCTTACCTTCTTCATCTTTACCAACGTGATATAAGAAGAGTGGATGTAAGTGTCTATATAAAAGTTTAGCTACATTATCCTCTACCTGTCTTAATAACTTAACATCATCTAATACTGGTATCATAAAAGGAACACCAAAGAACTTACCAGCAGGTTGTTTATACTTAATATGTATTATATCTTCTGGGTCATACTTCTGCACCCCGTGGTTAGTACTCTGTTTATATTTTAGTATATTACCATTTTCATCAACTTTTACTGACATAGTTTCTACAGGTAAACGTTCATAAGCCATAACTGGATTCTTATTGCCTATTCTTCTTAGCTTAACACCAGGCATATTAAACTGCTGTTCTGGTCTTGCTCTATTCTTTAATATAATAACGTTATGAAACTTAACCAAATCTTCAGCTATCTCTCTTTGGAATTGTTCAAACGGTTTACCCATAGCATCAGAAATCATAGTAATACGTTTCTTTAAGTATTCTTTAACTCTTTTATCTCTATGAATAAACTTCCAACCTGCTTTAAACATCAGTTCAATATATTTATCTAAAGCTTGTCTTACATATCCATCTGTATTGTATGCTTTAATTATTTCTTCAAAAGAAAATTCAGGTCTTACAAAATCCTGTGACCTGAAACTAAATATATTGCTTACTGCATAACTTATTTTCTTTACCTGTTTAGCAACAGGATGTTCTTCATCATCACCTGTATACTCTCTTCCAACTGTATTGAGGGAGTTATTTGATTTTCCTGTAAATAAATTCTTTATAGCTTTATTTATTTTCATATTTTATAACTCCTTTAATCCAAATATACTGTCTTTCTATCAGTTAACCCTTCGCCTTCTTTAAATATGAATATTTCCTGTGCTGGTCTACTTGTTACTTTCATCATATTATTGGATAAATCATCACCACCAACAATAGATGGAAGTAATATTCTCTTATAACCAACACCTTCTTCAGCTTGGTGATGTAAATGACCCTGCACTAGATAAGTTTGTTTTGAGTATAACTTCTGCATATTAATTAAACCTAAACTCTTTGCTACAGAAGATGGTGTATCTATTTTAGTAGGCATATTATCTCCGTGCATTTGTACCAAGTTGAAGTTATATATATTATGATTCTTAATAGGTTTTTTACGTGCATCAATTTCAATATTATCTATAGTATTAAATCTATCTTTAATCATTTTAGCAGCAAGTAAATCCCAATTAATCTCACCTTTAGAGTGGTTACCTCTAACCTTAGAGTATTTTAAATTTGGAAAATACTTAGCCACTTCTCTTATAAATGAAGATAAATCAGATACGTGTTTTACAAACTGTTCTTCATAAGAAATATCCTGATACTTCTGTTGACTGTTATACTGATTGGCTTCTGGATTATCTGTACCATCACCATAATCTAATATTAAAACACGGTGTGGATTAACTTTCTTTATAAGATTAATAGCTACTTTAAGATATTTGTTTATACGTTTTTCATAAATATTCTTATTAAAGCCTTCATCATAGCCTATTATTGAACCAGCTTCTACTAACTTACCAGTGTGCCAGTCACTTATATTAATAACAATAGTCTTCTTACTATCTTCATCTTTATTATCTTCTACAAAACTTATATTATTATTTATAAAACCGTTGTTTCTTATAAAGCTATTAACTTTATCTATAGCTTTATCTGTATAATAATCTTTTTTTCTAAACTTCTTATTCTCTTTAATAGCTTCTTCATATTCAGC